GTACGACTCGCTCGAAATACTCGGCGGCGCTGCTGCGCTCCCCCGTAGACCATACGCAGTCGTTCTCGGCTCCAGTGTCAGCGGTCGCAGAGACGGTTGCCGGGATGATTCCGCGACCCGCCATAAGCATGAGGAATATAGACTGAGAGCCGAGTCCGTTGGAGAGCATTTCAATTGTTTTTGGCTGTATCACGCTTGGCCTTTCTCACTCTTTTCTTCGCAGCTTTCGACTTCGGTTTCGGCCTGTATGCCAACACCACGTCCGTTATCACATGCAGCTCTTCGGGGACTTTCTTCATGCAGTCAGCCTTTCGTAAGTGAGCCCGTTAGGTTGGCGCTTGGAGCGAAAAGGCACAAGTTTAATCTTACCAGTAGGTGACCACTTGCCGTACACAACTCCCGGTGTGGGTGTTCTTAATTGTTTCAATGTTTCTCCTCAATACAGAGTGTCGCACAAACAAGACTGAGTGTCAAGTAAAACTGTGAGGCTGTACTGAGGAGAAACATGGGCCACCGAAGTGACCCGTGTTCCTTTGTTCGCGTCTTTTAGAGACGCTGCCGGTTAGCTGGCAGCGGTCTGGATGTAGACGATAGGTGAGATACCGGCGTTCAAGCCGATGCCCCCTACTCTCGTATAAAGGTAGAAGCCAACCTCAAGGGTGTCAGCATAACGCTCGTGGAGAGCGAGGATGCTGGGTGACCCGTCCGTGCGGAGCATGTAAGACTGCGACAGATCGCCGAACAGAACAGACTTGGCGTTGGCAGTGCTGTACAGAGGCATCGCCTGGTTGAGCACGATGTCGAACCCGAGAATCTTATTGAAAGGATTCATGCCAGAAGGATCAGGCGTGAAGAAGGGGCGACCGAAGCCGTCCTTCAATCCGATCAGATAAGCGCGGGTCTGCGAGGACATGACCCATGACGCGCCGTCCACATACGCCGGGTCCAAGGAACCGAACGCCGTGGTGAAATCGGACCAGCCGAGACCAGCCGCGATGGTCGCGGTCGTGTCGCCGACTGTTGCAACGCCAATCAGACCACCGGTCGCTTGGCTGGGCAGAGCGGTAGCCGCCGTGTCCTTGCCGAGCGTCACTGCGGTCTCCAAGCCGCGCAGATAGCGAACCTGGAACTTCTCGCGCAGGAACGTGGTCAGATCGAACGAGCTATCTTCCAGTTCCTGGAACGACACCTTGACGAGTCCACCGGTCACGGTGTCCACGTTCAGGATGGACGAAGAGAAAGTCGGATCGGTTTCCACCGGGCCGGACGTTCCTTCTGTCCCGAGCAGCACGAGACCATTGCTGGTGTCGTTGCCGAACGAAATCTTCATCGGCACGCCCTTGTTGTCGGTGACCTTCTGCGCAACCTTCTGGGCAGTCGAACCGATGTACTTCTTGGCATCGTGCAGCACGCCCTCGAACGCCTGGGGGATAAGCGCTCCACCGGTCGCATCCGAAGTCGTCAGCAACGCACGCTGCTCAGCGGACACAGTGTGCATACCGTGACGCGCGTACTGCCGGAAAGCCGCGCTGAAATTCTTGCGGGTCTCTTCGACGGAAACTTCCGCACCGGTCGCACCAACCACAGTCGGACGAGCGGAGCGTTGGAACGCAACCTGTGAAGCCTGGGCGGTCTCGATGGAACGCAGATTTTCAATGTCACCTTCAGTCGCGAGAGCGTCGGCAATCATCGCCTTGGCGCTGGTGCGAGCTTCGGAGGTAACGGACTCACCCAGCAGGATCGCCTGGGCGTCGGTGTACAGCTTGTTACGCTTTGCTTCGAGAACAGCAATAGACATGTTGTATCCTTTTTTGTGGTTGGTCGAGGATTGACGCCGCGACAGTGTAGGTAGGAAGGAGCCTCAATTAACTGGAGAAGTTTGGGGCTCCCAGGGGGTAGGTCTGGTTCGACTTCCTACCGTTAAACTTTTCTACGAAGTCCAATGGAGACCGCGAGCAGCATGTCATCCACTTCCTCGTTCGCTGCGCGTTCCTCATCGGCAATCACTGCCTCTACCACAGGAACTTCAGCGGCTACAAGCGCCGCCTTCGCATCACGCTTCGCTTGCTTGTTGCGCAAGGAACGTGCGCTGCGCATCGTGCAACCTGAACAATCCTCGTCGTCGCAATCGGGGTCTGTGCAGCCCGAGCAATCGCCGAGAACACAAGCCGCGCAATCACAGTCGCAATCATCTTCGTCATCATCGACGGGATCATTACTGTCCGTGGCCGCTCCGAGGTCTTCGGTGCGTACCTCTGCTACGGGGGTGGCCGTCTCTGTGCTAATGGCGAGTGCACGGGCTGCGATAACTTCCGCAGACTCCTCAACCACCGGCTCAATGACTGCATCTACAACAGGCTCTACAACGACCACAACGGCTTCGGCGGCGACACGTGCTTCACGCGCCACACGCAACTCTTCGATCTTCGCCTTCACTTCATCTGCGCCGTCAGGGAAGAGGGCACGAAGTTGGCGAACACCACTGGTTGCGTCCGTGTACGCAGGGAATGTGACAGGCGAACAATCAAATAGTTCCGCCTTCAGCACTGTGCGGATCGCCATACCATTACCGGCTGGGTCGTCGCGCCACACGTCGTCGGTCACAATAAATCCGAAGCTGGATTGAGTCACGTCGCCGCGCTCCATCGAGATCATCAGATCGTTAGCCAACTGTGTGGCCGGTGGATCGACTTCGTAGTCTAGTCCCACTGCGTCCGTCTTCAGGCGCATGGTCCCGGCCTTGGTGCGACCCAAGATGTGATTAGCATCGTGGTTCCACAAACACCTCACGTCGGGATTAGCCGCGAGACACGCATCAAAACAATGCGGGTCAAGCTGTTCCCGAAAGTAACCTAGGTCTTCGCTCAACACATTGAACTTGGCTGCGTAGCCGCCGATCTTGCGCTTATCGCCGCTGCCCTTAACCCGGAGTTCACCGTGGGTTTCAAAACGTCTCTCTAGTGCCATAGTGCCTCCAGCAAGAGCATGGCTCTGTGCTTTGTTCAAAAGGAAAAGGCCCACCGTTAAGTGAGCCTTCGTGTCCTACCTTCATCAGATAGGAGTGGTAATTAAACATCTAGCGCCGGGGCGTCTCCGTCCTCAGCTTCGAGAACATCTTCGTCTTCCTTCGGCGTCTTAGTCACCGCATCGTTAGGGTCTGGAAGTTCCGGCCCATTCGATTCACCGACCTGTGATCCCGGTGGCGCGGTGCCTCCGGGGATCGTCTCTTGCTTCGGAATTAAATCCGCGTTCATCATATTTATGGGAACGATGCGCGAGTTATCTCCGACCGGATTCAGACCGAGCGAGATACGAGCCTCGTCCACACCAATGATTCCCCACTGGCGTCCGTTCTGAATACCCTTCATAGTGGATTCATGGTCGGAACGCATACGCTCAGACAGATCGAACTTGAAGAAGTATTTGTTGGCCTTGCGGCCCACTCTATGAAGCAACTTGCGATTCAGTTCCGACTCGATGCGCGTTAAGATGGGGCGCAATGTATCGGCAACAAAACTGAGTGTCATCTGCTCGTAAGAGTTGTTGCTGATCTTCGACGTGTCACCGACCATGTGCGAAGGTACGCGGAACATCGCCGCGATCTCAGCACGTTGGAATACTCGCGTGGCGAGGAACTGCGAATCCTCGGGGCTAAGCCCGATCTGCTCGTACTTCCATTCCCCAGGCAGCACCGCAGTGCGACCTTGGTTGCTTCCGCCCTGCGCGGACTCCCACGCAGCCCTAGCAAGACTCAACTCCACCTCGCCGGTGTCCTCGGGGCCTGAAAGAACACCGCCAGGCTTCGAGCCGTTTCCAAAGAATCGTGAACCGTACTTCTCAGCCGCTCTGGTGAGTCCCAGAGACTGACGCATGAGTTGAACCGGGGACATACCCTTGATTCCGTCCAGCGAGAACAACCTGAAGTGCAAAATGTTTTCAGGCTTGATGGTGCGCCACTGAAATCCATTAGCGGTGACCGAGGTACCGGCCACAACACCCTGCTTCGTCCGATACATCAAATCGCCACTCTTCTCGCGATATGGTTCCGTCATCAACGGATGCAGCGGATATAGTTCTCCGACAGTAGTGTTGCCGGTACCTGCCCACATGATTTCTGCATAAGCATTACCGGTCAGTGCATTACTGCCGACGATAGTTTCCCAGAAGGTGAATGCGCTCATCTCATCGTTAGGTTCTACTCCGACGATGTAACCTGATGGGTGTCCATCCGCCTCTTCTGTCCCTGCCTCTTTCTTCTCATACATCTTGCAGGGCAGTGAGGCGACGCTCTCGGCCAACACTGTCACGCAGGCGCGAACGGTGCTGATCTGCAAAGCAATGTGCTCATTGATAAGTTCGCCCGAGACGGTCTCTGTACCTGCGCCCAGCCACTTCAACACTGCTGAGAGTGGCGTGGAGGGATTCTCTGGACTCATACCGCGAATGGTCTTCTGAAGCAGTCCAGCAACATGCTGTCGTATCGTCAATGCTGCCAAACTGCCTCCTATGGGCTAACCCCAAACTTGCGCGGTGAACGTTGTTTTTTTCTTAATGACCGGTGTGACAGACGCTCTGGCAATTGCGCACAGCATCGCAGTCACCCCGTCTATCTTCTCAGTGGACTTCTTCTTATCCGGTTTAATGCTTCCGGCTGGGTCGATGTCCGCGACAGTGTTACCCATCATCCAAGTGAGCACTTCGTTTCCGCCGTGCTTGATCTCTTCTTTCAGAACCTTCTCCATCAAGAACTTCATGGGAGAGTTCATGGAGATGTGACCTTGGCGAACCTCCGACATCACAAACCCATCGCCCGCAAGCTGATTCACAATCTGGTGAGCATTCCAAGGATCGTGTCCGATTTCCTGGATGTCATAGATTGCGGCGAGCCTTTGAATGTCGAGCCGTATGTAGTCGAAGTCGATGACGATACCCGGAGTGACGGTGATCAGCCCTGCGCGAATCCACGCATCGTAAGGAACACGGTCTGTCTTCACTCGTGCGGCCACGTTTTCTTCAGGCACGTAAAAGTGAGGCAGGACTCTCCAATATGGATCGTCTCCCCAAGGTGGGAAGACTAGGACGAACGCCGAAATATCTGTGACAGTCGAAAGGTCCATCCCTCCGAAGCACGGCCTTCCAGCCAATAGTGCTTCGAGGATTTTGTCTTTCGCTTTGGCCCAGTATTCGGGCGGCATCCACCTGACTGAAGATTCGGTCCAGATGTTACAGCGGAGTCTAAGGAAGTCGTTGTACTCGGTGGGGATGACTTGCGCCTGCGCAGCCGCATCCACAATCGTCTGCATCTCTATCGAGACGCCTAAGTTGGGATTTGACTTGTACCAGTTCTTCCGGTCGAACGGATCATCGGACTTATCGAGGGCACATATCCACACGAAATAAGAGTCGTCTACAAGTTCTCCGTTGAGAACCTTCTCCGCGTATGTGCGCTGCTCGTAACAGACTGAGTGCCGGTCGAATCCCGCCGTGGTAATGGCGAGCATAATTGACCCAGGTTTCTTACCTTGTGCCGTCTTGCACTTGTTCCAGACACCACGAGTCGTATGCGCGTGAAGCTCATCAACAACCGTGAGATTCGGCTTGAGCCCATCAAGGCTCTTTTCGTCCGAAGCCAATGGGCGGCAGACTGTCGCGGTACCAGGAATGAATAACAGATTCTTGTTGTGAACCAGACTACGAAGATCGGTGCGGGTCCTGTTCGTCGCCATGAGTGCGGCGTCGTGGAACACGATAGCAGCCTGCTCCATAGTGGTTGCCACGGAGTAGACTGCTGCACCTTTTATGCCTTCACCAACAAGCACATAAAGTGCAATAGCTGAGGCGAGCTTCGATTTTCCGTTTCCGCGTGCGAGTTCTGCGTACACGTTACGGAATCGTCGTGATTCGATGATGGACTTGCCGTCCTCATCAATGTATGCCAGCCTGCGCCAGCCAAAAAGGATTGTGATGAACGCACGCTGCCACGGTTGTAAGACCAGCTTGTCGCCGACCGTCACACCCAAGCCGTCCTCAGTGATGGTGGCGTTACGCGCCAACCATTTGAGTGCGTGCTCCGCATGAGTCCTGGAGAAGTACAGCCCCGAACCCTGCGTGGATTTCACTAGATCGTTAACGTGCCGATCTACTTGCTGCTTGACCCAAGAGGAAACTAGCTTGGTGCCGGTGTGAACCTCAAGAATGTATTCGTCGGCCTGTCCCATCTTCTCGGGCGCAATTGGCGATCTGCCGTTAGCCAGAGCTATCAGGTACTTTTCGACTTCTCCATAGTTGAGGCCATCCGGCGTCTTTTTAGAGTCCTTCGTCCTCGCTTGGGTCACTTGGTTCTCCTGATCCTTCGGGCAACTTGATCTTTGACCGCGAGGATGGGTCGAAACCAAAAGCGCCACCAGAGCGCAGGAAGATCAAACTCCAATCCTTTGCCGCAATATCTGCGGGATGTCTCTTCTTCTTGTATCCAACGATGTCGCCAAGTTTGTTGACAATCGGCTCGTCTACAACCGCGCCTTCTTTGGCGACGATCCGTCGTAGCTTTATGAAGCTGCCCATAGCCTCACAATTGATGGCGAGTGTGGCTTGGTCGGCGAGAGTAACTAAAGACTCAGGGGAGGACTCAATACAACGCTTCCACTCTTCCTTACCTTATTTGTTTACCCACGGGGGGCAAACGGCGAGGCCGGTTGGTTTCGGCTCTTGCTTATTTATCGGGCGCTTTCCTGGATTTCCGTGCAAGGCTTGTAGAGACGACGGTTTCTTTCGGTTCGCCATGTAGTCCTCCTCAACCCCATTGGTGCTCTACAGCTTTTACTCTCTCGCTCATTGTGTAATGGCCGAGGACACATAATGCGAATCTGAGGCTGTGCGCGTCCACGTCCCTGGAGAAGTGAAGTGCGCTTACGCTGGTGTAGGGGACCATGCCGAAACCGCCTCGACTGTTCACACCAACACACATGCGACCGTCATCCAGCAACCATGCGGTTTCAATCATCGGAACCTCACACAGGTCTAATTTTCTTCACACGCCCAAACCCACCATCTTGCTCGACCGTCTTTCGGGAGTGACATGGGGTGCAGAGGGACATCAGATTATTGACATCCAATCGCCGAGGGTCGCTATTGCTCGTGAACGGTATGATGTGATCGACCGCCGTAGCGGGAGTCAAAATACCGTCACGATGGAAACAGTGTTGACAGATATAATCGTCGCGCTTCAGAGCCTGCTCGCGAACCTTCAACCACTCGCCGCCGTAGCCTTGTTTGGTGGAAGACCCGCGAGCCTGGTTGTAATCGGCTACCGTCTTCTTCTGGTGGAGTTCACATTTACCGAATCGCACGCGATTGACACAACCCCCTGAGTAATTACAAGGGCGCAACACGATTACGGACATGACTACTTCCTAGCTGGGGGCAATAGGGCACGTTGGCAAAGGGGCGGAAGGTCCGCCGTCTGGAGTAGTGCAAGGTATCGGGGGAAGCGGGCTACCTGGGGAAGCCAAGGCAACAGGTGCAAGGGCCGACACGGGAACCAGCAATAGAGTACAGACGAACGCTCTCAGTAAAAACTTCTTCATGGGAGTCTCCTAGATTTGGAATAGGGGTAAGTGATCACCCGCCGATTTGAGCGCCACAGCGAGGCCGTGGGAGGCTTGGCGGGTACTTAGGATGGAGCC